GTAAGTGCAATTGCAGGGGCAAAGGAAAGTAATGGATTGGCAAAAGGCTAATCCTATGTTCCTGCAACCTCCTGTTGCTGAATACAGACAAAGCGATTATGTCGTTCCTGCTCTTTATGAGACTGGTTTAAAAGAAAAACTCCAGAACCTATCGGCGGCTTCTTTTTTTAAGAAGGTAACGGCTGTAAATCAGGCTGGCACAATAGGAAGAAAGTATGAAGACTTTTCAGCAGTCCCTTACTGGGATGTAAATAGATATAGCATTGGCTATGGTACTGAGGTTAAAAAGGGAGATAAGAAGATAACTGAGCAAGAAGCATTAAAGCGTATGCAAGACGACCTAGAAGCAAGGCATAAAAGACTTTCAAGTCAATATGCTGGATATAGTGCCTCAAACCCTAATATTCAGGGTGCTGTCCTTGACCTTGATTACAATGTAGGCGATTTGAGCAGATTTAACTATATGCCCAAATTCTTGGCAAAACCAGAAACAATGCAGTATGCAATCCAAGAAATACCTACATTTAGACGGGCAGACGGACAGATTTTAAGGGGTCTTGAAAAAAGAAGGGCTGACGAAATGAGATTAGCGGTTGACCCAGAAGACAAAGAATACTTACCTGTCTACAGAGAGAGCAAATAATTCTATGAACGACCCATACAATGACCAAGAAGACGACGACGACGATATGACATTTATTGAACTAATGTTTCTATGACCCCTAGGCAACAATCCATCCTAGAACGCTACGGCATCCAAAACCCTCCTGAGTGGTCTGGGATGACTGGTCAGGGTGCTGAGTCTATGTACTCTATCGGAGGACGCTGGATGAAGGCTGGACAAACGCACCCCAGCGGATTCACCGTTGGTCAGTACGACCCTAAAAGCAAATCTCTTGTGATGTCTATCCACGGGGTTAATATACCCGTAGGAATGAAGGCTTCTAGCGTTCTTCCCTATGAAAATCCTAGGTCTATGGCATTAAATGACGGAAATATGTCTGATTCAGAACGAGGTTTAATAAATGAAACAGGAGCCGCAAATTTTTACACAGACCCTACTCAAAGTCTTTTTAGTCTAAAAGATAAACTTAAAATGCTTAATGAATTAAGAGACAAGGCGGCAAAAACATCAGGTTCAGCAGAATCTGACAGAGAAAATTTTTATCGTTATTATAATCTATCTCAAGAAATTAATAATAATCCAGAATATAAAAAAGAATTAGACAGTAATATGAAACAACCAAAACAAACTTACGAATAATTATGGCAGACGAACCTTATAAAGTTGATTTTGGTACAGGAACAGAAGAAAGGTGGCATCACCCTGAACTTGGAAAACAATATCTTAATGAAATGATGGTTGAAATTGCAAAATCAAAGACTCTTTTTGGGGGAGCATCTCCAAATACTGAAAAGGATATAAGAAAAAAATATGCACAGCGTTATAATACTGCTGTTATTCAACGACATTTAGATGAAAACCCAGACACTCCTATATTTACTTCATTAGATGAATTTGATGATGAAAGTAAGGAGAGTTTAATTAGAGGAGAGTTTAATTTAAGCCCTAAAGACAATATAACAAAATCTCACGAAAATTGGTATCAAGCGTGGAAACTGTCTAGACCAGATGTTTTTGGAGGAGAAGACGAGCCAGTACTTTTTAACCTTGATACAAAATACAATCCGAAAACAATAAAAGAAAACAAAGATTGGGATGATGCGGCAAAAAAGGCTGTTCCTACTCCACCTAAACAATACCAACCATTTTTTCAAAACACAAGTCCTTCAAGGATGGATGTGTTTAGAAACTCTCCTCAAGTTATAGACCCTTCTTTTCCTCTTCATTTGCAAGTTGCAAATCCATATATACCTTGGAATAAAGACCATCCGTTAATGAAACTTTTTCGGCAAAAAAACTCAGGAAAACTTCCAATAGAAGAAGAAAACAGACAACTTGATGATATGGATGATATAAACAATCCTAGTAAACTTTATGAAGGTCAATTTATGAAAGACGAAAACAGACCCTATTACGGAAGAGAAGAAGAAGTAAAACAAATAGACACTACTGGATACACTCCTCACATATTGCATAAACAAAGAACAGAAATGCAATCAATTTACAAAAACATTTACGATAAACAATAATATGGGTTCCTCTCGCTCTCGCTCTCCTGCACCTATTCCTTATGGCTACGGCTCATATGAACAAGGTACAGATTCATCTGGTACTGGTGCTGTTATGCCTAAAGGTATGATGCCTGAAGGCTATACACCAAAAACCCAAAACCCTTTTGGCGGAAGTTCTAATAACATTTATTCAGCAATGGGAAATATGTCTCAAGGAAATACTACACCTACGGCTAATGATTATTTTTCAAAAACTAATTACTCTCCGTTCTTTATGCGTTTCTAATGTCGTTTGAGCCAACACCTCATCCGATATTAATAACTCCTACAACGGAGGATATTCAAAGCCTTGTAGAAAAACACGGGGACAAGAAGGTTGCTGAGTTACTTAACCTTAGAGAAGACAAAATTCTTGCTGAAAAATTAGACCCGTATAGACACGGGTTTGACCTTCCGCATTGGAAGGAAGCAGACGAAATGCTTAAGGAAAATAATGAGATGCTTGTGCTTGGTGGCAATCGAGCCTCTAAAACCGAATGGGCGGCTAAGCGTGTAGTCCAAACGCTAATTAATGTAAAAGATGCCCGTGTTTGGTGTCTACATACTACGAATCAATCTAGTATTCAGATGCAACAGAATGTCATTTATAAATACTTACCCTCTGAGTATAAAGAACTTAAGAAGAACAAGATTCAAAATGTGCAGTATACCCAAAAGAACGGGTTCAGCGACAACACATTTATTCTTCCTAACAAAAGCCAATGTTTCTTTATGAATTACGCTCAGAAGCGTGATGTCATTGAGGGTGGCGAAACAGACTTTATCTGGTGCGACGAACTTGTGCCTATGGATTGGATTGAAACGCTCAGGTATCGTATTGTTACCCGTATGGGCAAGTTGTTAATAACTTTCACTCCTATTACTGGGTACACTCCTGTAGTAAAGGATTATGTAAGCACCTCTAAGTTTACAGAAACGAAGCCCTCAGAACTACTGCCTGATTTAATCAATGTAGGCGGCTGTCCTAGGGGGCATATGCCGTACAAGGCTAAGTCTAGCGTCAGGAGTGCCGCTGTGATGTGGTTCCACAGTCAACTTAACCCTTATAATCCATTTGAAAACCTACGCAAGATGCTTGCTGGGAAGAAGTCGTATGAAGTCAAAATTCGTGCCTATGGATGGGCGGACAATGTAACAGGCAACCAATTCCCAAGATTCAGTCCTGAACTTAACATAGTCAGCGATGACAAGATACCAGAAGACGGGACTAACTATATGGCTGTTGACCCAGCAGGGTCTAGAAACTGGTTTATGCTCTGGATGCGTGTAGCCAAGAACGGCGATATGTATGTTTACCGTGAATTCCCTGATGAGTCTGAGGGTGAATGGGCTGTGCCTTCATCTGACCCTGACGGCAAAATGGGTACGGCTCAAAGAAACAACGCAGGACGCTCTCTGGCTGAATATAAAGAACTTATACTAACCCTTGAAAAAGGAGAAGATATGTGGGAGCGTTTTATTGACCCTAGGGCTGGCGGAACTAAGGCTGTAACTGAAGAAGGCGGCGTAACTCTTATTGATATGCTTGACGACGGGGAAATTCCAATGCACTTTCTTCCTTCGGCTGGCATTAGGATTGACCAAGGCATTGCGATGATAAACGATGGTTTTGCTTATGATATGTCGAAAGACCTAAGTGAAGAAAATAAGCCAAAACTATACATCAGCGAAAAATGTCAAAATCTCATCTACTGCATAAAGGAATGGACTGGTACGGACGGGGACAAGGGGGCTACGAAAGACCCAATAGACTGTCTTCGATACCTTTTGGTGATGGACTTGCAATATCAAGGAAATTCGGCAATGAAAAGTTGGGGTGGAGGAAGTTACTAATGGAACTCTTTTTTCCAATATTTCTTAGCAGACAAAAGGCTTTACTTCTTACTGGTCTTAGTAGAAAGAAACTACAGACCTTTATAGACGCACATAAGGTAAAATTTATAACAACCAAGGGGGGACACAAGCGGTACTTCCGAAACGATTTAATTAAAATAATTTATGAACAAGTATAATATCAATCAGGACAAGTTGGTCTACGCCAACAAGACTCCAGATATTCCGTATCTTTATCAGGAATACCAGCGTTCTACTCAGAACGGCGGTAACTCCTCTAACATCATCCACAACGATGACATCCGTCTTTCCAGATGGGCTGGTCAGACTGACGATGGCAAGAAACACAGCGAAAATCGTCCTAACGGCGATGGTGCTTTCCCGTTTGAAGGTGCTTCTGACTCTCGTTGCCGTCTTGTTGACAGAACTATTAATGACACGGTTGCAATGCTTATGACCACCTTTGACCGATGCAAGGTCAAGGTCAAGGGTACTGAATTCAACGATTATGACTTCGCTGGCTCTGCTACAATCCTAATGGATTGGTTTACTCAGGCTAAGATGCGTACAGAACTCAGAAATGAGGCTGAACTGCTTGCTCAGTACACGCAACAGTACGGCTGGTCTGTCCTTCAGGTCACTTGGCTTCAAGAAGAGGCTCTTCGTGCTCAGACTATCAGAATTGAAGAACTGGCGGCTGTCGCAGAACAGGCTATGCAGAAAGACCCGTCAAGCGTTCTTGGCGGACTGGTTAATGCT